CAAGCATACCGCCTTGCATTTCGTATATGTCCTCGTTCTCTGTCCACGCTCTCTTTGGTGTTATGTTTCTAAATTTGTTTATCAGTTTTTGCATTCTTCAAACCTCTTTTTTGTGACTGCTATTGGGAAATCATCAATCTCACTGCTCCATATAGGCACCTGCACACTGAAATACTAAAGGGAAACCGAGATGCCATTGTGGGATTTTCTCCCAGATATGGGCGTATCCTTTTAGCAAGCCACTCCCAGAACGGCAGCGCTATAGATTTTGTTATATCGCCTAATTGAACCATTTTAGCCCTCTTTTCCTCTCGCCCTTATACTTCTACCCTAAAGCCTTTAAAATGGATTTTAGGGCACTTCTGCGCTGTCACAGGGCTATTTTATCATGTTGCTGTTGAACTTAACGCGGCTGTACCCTTTGCAACCGGTACGTTTGTAGGAAAACCACACCCTTTTACCTTTGACTGTGCAGATGCCCGTCCACTTGTTCATGTTGGTACAGTTCCGACAGCATTTTTTGACTTCTACCATGTTCACCTCTTATCAGTGCTTTTATTTCTTCCGGCATTGCATCAATTTCAGTTCTTCGTTTCTGCATGCTTTCAAAGCGCCGCTTAAAGTTTGACTGTATGACCGTATCGATCTCGCTGCTTTCAAGCATTGCCCATTCCCTGAGCTGTCCGGGATCCCCGACAGCCTCTTGTACCTCTTTGGGGAATTTGTCAAATTCCTCGTGGCTATAGTAAAGCCCCCGGCGTATGGCGCTCCTGACCATCCGCCATGCCGTCACCTCTTCCATCGCCGCAAGCTGGCGCGGCTTTCTGACCATTGCGATAAGCTCCGACACGGAAGGCGCGAACGCCGAACCGCTGGACGTGACATACATCTTCAAGGCGGCTTCGACTGTTTTATAGTCATAATCCTCAAGGAACATATGCCACGCATTAACTACCATTGTCTTGTCCTCCGCTTTGAAGTTCGGATATGTTACGGCTATGACTGCAAGGATCTTCTTTGTTTCGTCTCTTGTCATGCGTCGCTCCAATCGTCAGATTTGCGCTTTTCTTCCCTGACTGCGTCAAGCACCCATTTTTTGATTGTCAGATAATCGTTTTTGGACTTGTAGCCTTTGCGCTCTTTGTATTCGTCAAGAAAACGGATAGCTTTCCCGGTTTCGATATCGCCGTAATCCTCACATAGCTTGTTATAGTCGCTGTCTGTCAGAAGCACGTGCGCGTATTCGCCATATTTATGGCGAATCGGTTTATTTGTTTTATCTTTTTTAGATGCTGTAGTTACTTTTATATCCTTACCTATACTATCCTTACCTATACTATCCTTACCTATACTATCCTTACCTATACTATCCTCAGTATACATTCTGGGCACATCTTGTATACATTCTGTATACATTTTGGATACATCTTGTATACACTCCGAATTCTGAACGTTATCATCGAATGTATACGCCCCATTTTCCTTGACTTTCAGCATCTGCCGTTCATCTTGATAAACCGTAGGATGAAATCTATCTTTTGAGATGTAGTTGTGCATCTTCCAATGTTTGATTACAATTACGCCCGTGTCGTAAGTGATTAAAAAATTTTTCATTATCAGCAGTTTAAGATCATCGTCAGAAGCTCCGATCATCCTCTGTATCTTTTTGGGATTATTTACAAACCCTTCATCATCTGCCGCCATATTGATGTGAAAATATAATGCTTGTGCGGACAGCGGCATATCCAAAAAAGCATCGCTTTCCGTTATCTTTTTTGTAAACATCCTGCGCTCTGCCATTGCATCCCTCCTTGTGATTTAGTATCGTCGTCCTCATGTTTTCCCCTCCATGCCTTATACATTTCTATGAACGTATCAAGCTGTACGCACACAAGCCACTCTCCCCTGTCGCGTCTGAAGAATACCGCAGGCTTTCCATCCTGTCTCTTTTCTGCCTCTTCCTTTGCCTGTTCCATGGCTTTATGTATATTCAGCTTTTCCACCCGTTTTACTTCCGGGTGGATGCCGTCAAGACCTACAATGTCAGATTGATGATGGAATACATAGCCGCGATGGACATTAAAGCCTTTATCGTTAAGGATGGCGGCAAGCTCTCGCTCCGACCTTGCCCCCTTATTCCTTGAAGCTCTGCCACGCCTCGCATTGTCAGATTCTTTGATCATGCAAACGGCACCTCTTCCTCTACCATCATCCAGTTTTCTTCCTGATTTTCTTCTTTTGTCTCTTCTTTTGTCTCTTCGTTCGCCTTTTTTGATTCGGCAAATTCGATATGGTTTGCTATTATCTTTGTGGCATATTTTGTCACGCCGTCTTTTTCATATTTGTCTATCTGTATTTCACCTTCGACAACTATCTTTGTGCCTTTTCGGAGATATTTCTCCGCAAACTCTGCATTTTTGTTGAACGTTACGCAATTGAAAAAATCTGCATTGGGTTTCCCGTCCTTTTTAAGCCTCCGATCTACCGCAATGCTAAAAGATCCGATCGTAACATCTCCGCCCTGTGAAATTCTTATTTCAGGGTCTTTTGTAAGCCTCCCCATCAATATAACCAGATTCATCTTACACCTCCTCAAATACTATGGTCTTTTTGTGTACTATCGCTAATGCGAACTCGCTTCTTGCACCGTTTGAACGTTCCCAGCCATTAAGCATATAAACCACGTCGCAGCTCTTGAGCATTACGTGAGACATTTCCATGTACGTATCATACTTTGTGCCGTCCGGCATCTGCGCATTTACCTTCGCCGGATTGACGGGAACATAGCCCGAATTTTTGATCATTTCCTCTGCTTTGGAAAACCTCTCCATATAGTCTTTTGTGCCTGTTATTGCACCGCTTATATATACCCTCATTTCACACCTCCTATACTTGAAGATTAAAACAGTCTTCAAAGGTCAATTGTGCGCTTTCATCATCAAGCATCTGCAAGTTCTTTTTTGCTTGTAAAAAGTACTCTCGCTTTAGCTCTATTCCCATGCCTTTCCGCCCCATTCTGACCGCCTGATAAACCTCTGAGCCAATGCCCATAAAAGGCGTAAAAACTACATCATTTTCATTAGAATAGAGCTTTATGCATCTTTCAATAACATCTAACTGAAGGGGGCAAATATGGCGCTCCGATTCGGCATCATTAAACATTCTATTCAGCGTGTTGCTCTGGTTAATATTCCACCATACGGGGGATGCAAATTCACGCCAAACCGGGGACGCGTAATCCTGCCATAAATCAACCGGAAAAGATTCATTTGTGTGGCTTATCGGTTCGCTATTATCCGCGTTTTTTCTCATGAATATAACATAGTCAGGTAGTCCCATTCTCGTTCTGCTGCTGTCTTTTTTCAGCTGTTTATGAAGCAGTCCGAGCGCCTTGGTTCTTTGCATCTCCACCACAGGATCTTTCCAGATTGTAACCTCTCCATGATACACAAAGCCGCAATCTTGAAAGAGCCTTATCAAATCCCCTCTAAAGTCCTTCAGCCCTATATATCCGTCCCGTTCCTTCATTGCCGGGATCTGCATACAGTGAACCGCCGCTATGCGCCCATCCATAAGGATCCTATACAGTTCTTTTGCTATAAATTTAAAATGTGTATAAAATTCATCATCGTTGCGGCTATTGCCTAAATCCCTGTCACTATTGCTATATGTATAAAGCTGTGAAAAGGGGGGGCTAAATACCGAAAGCCCGACAGAATTATCAGGGATAGAGCTTATAATCTCTGTTGTATCCCCGTTGATCAGCGTATATCTGTCGGTCGAAAATTGATCCAAAACCTTCAACCTCATGCTCCTTTCAAAAATCCCGGAATTATCAAATCCTTTTCTGGATTGTAGTTTGTTGTTATCCTTGTAGTGCGCTTGATTTCTGACAATGTTACATCCTTCATCAAAGCAGTCATTTGTTTTTGCATTTCATCCATCTGTACCTGCTTCTTCCTGATGTTTTCAAGGATGCTGATTTCTTTTTCTGAAATAATAATATATACATTTACCGTCTGGGACTGACCGAAGCGCCAGCATCTCCTGACTGCTTGATAAAATCTCTCGTAGCTGTCGGACAGCCCACAGAATATTTCATTATGGCAGCTTTGGAAATTTGAGCCAAAACCAAATATTGATGCTTTGCTTACAAGACATCTGATATCACCGTTTGCAAAGTTCAGGCTTGCCTTTGCTTTGTATTCAGGGTCATCACTCCCTTTAACTTCTACAGAGCCATCTATTTTCTTATGAAGCATTGATGATTCATCGTTAAAATCTACCCACAATAGCCACTGTTCATCATTGGACAGTGCCAATTCTGCCGCTTTAGATGTCCGATCTTCCATTGATTCTTTCCTTGCTTCTCTGCGTTCCTGCAAAGTTTCCGCAACTTTCACAAACATCTCATAATCTTCAATCTTTGATTTTATAAAGATTGTCTTTATATTTAGCTTTGGCAAGTCATAGCCAGCACTGTCATAACCTAAATCCATGGGCGAATTAAAATAAATAGCCCATGTTGCGAACCACTCCCAGAATTTGCATACGCCTGCTTTTTTAAGCCTCCAATCGCTTGTTTTCCCCCCGTCATGTACAAAGTAAGTTGCAAGCATCTCTGTGCGGCTCATAATCCCTAAAAATTCGCATGATGTGCCGATCTCTGTATAATCGTTAGGGGCTATCGTTGCGGTACATAGCAGCTTATATGGCGTATTGTAAAATTTCTGCGTAAATTCTGATGTGGTCTTTGATGTAAAAGACTTTAATATGCTTGATTCATCCAGTACCACCGATACAAAATCATCAGCATTGAAATGTTCGACCATTTCATAATTTGTAATATTCAGACCGTCCCTGACATCTGCCTGTGTCCTGCATATATTAACCTCGCATATTTTAAATTTTTCTGCTTCGTTTGCGGTTTGGTTTACAACAGATAACGGGGAAACAATCAGCACGTTTCCTCCCGTATATTTATGTACGCACCACGCCCACATGACAAGCATGAATGATTTACCTGTACCGCATCCGGTAAGAATTGCCGCTTTGCCTTTTTTCAGCGCCCATTTGACAATATCCCTCTGAAAAGGGAACAGCTTAGATGATAGCCAATCATCAGGGACATCAAACCCTGCATCTATACTCTTTAATTCTTTGGTTTTTAAAAATTCCTGATATGTCATAAATCACTCCATTTGCTGTATACAAGGTCTTTTTCATTCCATTCCGGGTAAATGCTCTGCAAATATTCCTTGAAGTATTCACGCATGACTGTGCTCTGCAAGCCGTTATCTAACTGCTGATGATGCAAGGCACATCCCCATGCTCCATTTTGCTCTATGCCCTTGCCGCCCTGTGAACGTGCTACATAGTGCATTATCTGTGTAGCCGGAAAACCGCTATAGCCCATCAGCTGGCAGAATATGCAGCCTTTATCCCTCTGCTTTATCCGTTTCCTCACCTCTTGAGGAAACTCACAAGCTTTACTCCGTCTGCCCATTCAAGACCTCCTGCATGGCGCTTATAACGCCTGCTACTTCCTCATATAGTTCATAACGTCCGACAAAAGACTTCATGTCTTTTTTCATTCGTTCAATCACCACTGCACGGGTGTTTTTGTTCTCAAGCGCATCTATGACATTTATATATTCTGTGCGCTCCTTTTTTGATACAACCTTGACGCTTACGAAAGCCGAGAGCTTCTTTTCTTCGCCCTCTGAAGTTTTCACAACCACCCTTAATCCGTTTATGATGTGGGCGCTTGTTGATAGTCTGTACTTTTCAGCCGCTTTCGTATCATCCCACTCAAACATATTATGGATGGGGCTGTCAGGGTCTTTTGCTACATCAAGTAATTTTTCGCTTGTCACCTTCCCTTCTGTTTCCTCTATCTGTTCAACAATACTTCCTACAATGTTGGGATCTATACCGAATTTGTATGATCCCCATGAGTAAACATTTCCCATGTGCTCATTCTCCTTTTTTAAAATCATGCCCCGACAGACCTTGCATTAACGCACCACACCTCGCCTGCCATGACTTGACGCACCGCGCCGCGCCTCGCAATACCATAACTCACCACTCCTCGCATCGCCTGCCCTGCCATGCCCAACATCGCCATAACGCACCTTGCCTGCCTCAACAGAACATACCTCACGCCCCTTGATGCGCCTAAACTCGCCTGCCTCACCACGGCACAACATGACAAGCACCGCCACGCCTGCCAAAACAGACCACACAGAAACCAACCTTCCCTACCTCGCCTGCCGACCCGACCTAAACCAGCCCCACAAAAACTGAACATGTCTTGCCCCGCCTGCCACGCCATAACTCACCGAAACCGGACTTACCTAGCCTGCCCCGCCCTGGCTTGTCTTGCGATACCTTGACTTAACTATCCACGCCTGCCTCTTTATCAGTTATCACATGGAAACGTCCGTTATTGCCGTCCTTCTGCGGTCTCCATTCGCCAATGC